ATTCATGTCGATACCGTTGCTCCTAACGCTACTCGTTTCCATGCGGTTCCATCATCCACCGCCAGGCATTTGCTACCGCTATCTCCATCTGTGCAGAACACTACCCTACCCGCAGTACCCGCAGATGGTAATGCGCTAACCGCATAACTTGGTAGCGTAATTAATACGCCACTCATCGTACCACCCGTAACGCTTATTGCATTACTCCCTTGAGTCGCAATTGTGCCAAGTCCAAGGTTCGATCTTGCGGCACTAGCGGAGGTTGCGTTTGTACCGCCATCCGCGATTGCGATGGGTGAGGATAATCCACTTATGGTTCCACCCGTGATATTAGCGCTAGACTCGTCTATAGTCACGGTAGGCTCGCCTAATTGATTTAGGTTAGCGGCGGTAGTCTCTACTCCGGTAGCGTAGGTAAACCCACGTGTGACTGATGCGGTAATAGCCATTACTCTACCGTCCTCCGCGCATTCGCGCCGCCCGATATCGCTTCCAGCGATACATGGCGGAAAACGGGCCTACCCGCTGTTACGTCTACCTCGACGTTGGCGGCGTAACCGCGCGCTCTGCCAGTTCCAAAGCGAATCAGTTTCTCCTCGCTCCCACTCGCATTCTCCGTGTGTACCGTGTTGCTCCGATCCGGGTCTGTTGTGTTGACCTTGATCGTGAAGTTGTCGCCGTCCGCTACCTCGCATCCGAGTTGTCCGCGTTTCCACGACTTTACGTCTATGCTCCCGAAGGTAAAAGAACGGGTCTTCAATTTCGCGGTAATGGCGGTGGATGTTGTGCTTGCGTTCCCGATTGTTCCCGTGACGTCGGTGGCGGCTTCCTCGATTAAGTGCCATCCCTTATCATTGCACGCGAAGAGTCTGCGTTTTTGTGGGTTTGATCCATGTAGTACGGTAACGAAATCATCTATTACAAAACCGGATGGGAAAGAATCTACTGATGTCCATGCATTATTAAGTATATCGTAAACGAATATTTTATTATTGTCCGTAGCTGAACCCGTGGGAACCGCCAGGTAATATTTATTATCAAATACGATACCACATGCTTTGCTTGCGGCGGCGTAATTAACTTCCTTAAATTGATCCTGTATTGGGCGGGATAATGGGATTGCTTCTCCGCTTACTTTCGAGATTGCAACTCCTAATCCTTTTGCGGGGTCTAAGCCTTGTTGAAGCGTGAATACGCCATCATCGGATAGGAAGTATATTTGTGGTCCACTTGCGGCTATACTCTTACGAGCTACACAACCGCGTTGGCGCGTAATTTCAAATACGGAAGCGGCGGAAGTGGTAGCCACATTATTGATCATATGGATGGAGTTGCGGAAAAATACGAGCAACTGGTTTTCCATATAAGGTGTGAATCCGACTAAGAAGTCAGCGGTTCCACGATTGATTCGAAATTGGCTCTCACTTGCCAGAAAGTTATCTGTGTCCAAGAGATCGGACATAATAATCGTGTAAGCGGAGTCAGATGGTTGTGGTATAATGAGTCTGTTTGCAAAGAATATGCCAAAGTCTGTACGTGGACATTCGACTCTACCCGCACCAGGTGAACCATTGTTCTTTAAATCGAAGGTACTATCTACGGTTCCATCTCCATTGGTATCCGTAAACACGCCATCCCATTCGAGTGGATCTTTTCCGCTTCCGCGAAATAGAATTAACTTCTCCAGAGATTGGCAAAAACTTGCGCCATCTGCGGCGGCAACTACTTCCGATCCAGTATACTCAACATACTTACCACTATTATTTGAGTCATTCCATAGGATAACTTTATCCTTAGTCGCAACTGCGATATACTCATTTCCGGTTGCTGGGTCTGAGAAGAGTGTCGATGCAAATGCCTCCTCTGTGCCTGCTGAGTAACTCAAGGTTACTGCACCCGCCTTAAACTCGATACCCTTACGCACTTCAGCTATATCCCCATCCAAGCGCATATTTTGCGAAGCTTCTACGGTTCCGCCTTCGAGTGTAGTAGGTTCAAGGTACGAATCGATACCACGAAAACCGCGATCACCATCAACTAAGATAGGATCATCCATGCGGCCACTCTGTTCGTATCTCGCCATTACTTCTTCTTAATCTCTTGGTAGAGTTTAATACTCATGTAGACTAAGGTGACTGCGCCTACCGCGATACCAAGGAAGGTATCTATCGTTGATAATCCAAAGGTTGCGGCGGTTCCGCTCATACCTAAAACTGAAGCACGATCTACCATTATGTTCTACCTCCCGGTGTGAAATAAAATCCAATGATCATCGGTAATACCACGGAACAACTGAATAAACTTATGGAACCCGTGGTAACAACCATAGGGGCTTGCTCTGCTGGAAAACTGATGAGTCCGAATAAAAATTCTCTTTTTCCCTCTCCCGTAATGTTTGTAGTTGTGAGGAGTGGAACTGATGGGTAGACGGTGGTGATACAAGTGACGAATGAGAACGTACACATCCCGATAAGAGCGAGCATACGACGAGTAGCGCGAGTGAAAGCACCACCAGGACCGCTGTTGAGCGATTGTTGAAATTGAATAGCGAACTGATTGTTTCTGCACTCCCTCGCCATTTCCATTTCGTATTTCTGCTGACGAGCATCGGTAATCGCACCAAACACGCCTTTAAGAATACTGCCCATTGCGGCTGATCCCCCACCGGTAAGAAAGAGCGTAAGTAACTCAAACATTTCATTTACCCTCCACTTTCTCGAAGAGTTTCTGAACGTCGCGTCTACGATCTTCCGAGATTTTATTTAAATGCTCAACATCCTTACATTGTCCGGCATGGGATATTTCCATGTAACGAAGTCGTTCCTTCATATCATCAATCTCCCATTTGTTGCGCTTGATGAAGAATGCCAGTATTGAGAGGGCAACGCCAACTCCCGCAAACATGTAATGGGATATCTCCATTTCACTTCTCCACTTTATCGCGTAAGCGATCCAGTTCTTTCTCGATATATTTTAAACGCTCAAACTGCTGATAGTCTGAGGTAATCGGCGCGTCTTGCATTTCGACTAAATGATCGAGATCCGCTTTTGCCTGCTCTGCGAATTTCTCCAGGTGCATCATGCGTGCAGATAAATCGCCAAGCAGAGTGCCTTCATGTTGGACTCGCCCAAGACTATTATCGAGTTCGTTAATCTTATTCCAAATGACGGAGTAACCCCAAACTGCCGTGCCAACCACCGCAATGACTTTTGCCATAAATGCGAGGTTTGCTTTGACTTGTACATTATCTCCTACCTCGGTTGCCATTACTCTGTAGGTGTCCACTCAGGACCATCTAGAATTGTAAGTATTTCTGAATACGTATAAGCAGTTTTACCATATAGGAATCTTGGTTTATTACCCTCATACTTAACGAATGTCTGCGACCCGTCTAGCGAGTATCTAAGCGTGGATGCACTCGTCTCAAGCACTTGGTCAAAATCTATACTTGCAACATCCGAAGCGTCTAAAATTACGTAATTCCTACTCATGATGGTACATCTGTTGAAAAGGTTGGGCCGTTAACAAGAGTGCCGTTGTTTGAATTGGTCGACATATCATAGATAGTTGTTCCACTACCTGCTTCCGTTCCATCTCCCATTCTCCACCAACCTACAGGATTAAGTGAAGATATATCGTTTGGGACTCCGCTGTTGTAGATGCTTGTGATATCAGATGCAGACAATGCAGTATGGAACATAGCTATTTCATCTAAATTTCCGTTCCACCACCGATTTACAGTATTATCCGCGAAGGTCATTCCAGCAGAGAGGTTGTTTGAACTGACCGTATTAGTGCCAGTATTAGACTCTTGACTACCGTTTACAAAAAGTTTTACACCTCCTGTTGCTCCTACATCTACCGTAAATGCAACATGAAACCACTGACCCGTACTAAGGCTGGTGCTACCATTAACTTGAACACCTGTTCCGAGGTACAGAGTTAGCTTACTACCACTCGCAGCAAACTGCCAATCCAAGCCACCCGTCCGTTTAGCTGCAATTGCTTCGTATGAGCTAAGATCGTCTGCGTTTATCCACGCACTAAAACTCCAATCACCTGTCGTATTTAGCGAAGCGTTGGTAGGTACACTCATGTAATCATTTGTACCATCGAAGGATACCGAGCGTGTGTTCACTAACGCACCACCACCTGCCGCACGACCGCTACTTGTAGCCGATTTACCTCCGCCTAGTCCAAGACCAAGCGATATAACGGAATTACCCATTAGATATTATACGCGATAACCGCTCCGCTCGTAAGATCGATACTGGTAAAGTTTCCGTAAAGTACGGTTCCGGCGGATAAGGTTGTTCCGTCTTGTCCCGTGCATATATCATCCAAGTTAGTAATGTTGGATGCTTGCGCGGCTAACACGGTGTCTTCAGTTGCTTGGATTGCAAAGAAGTTACCTGTATGGACGGCAGTATCATTGATATACTCACCTCCGTTAAGTCCGAGTCCTCTGTATTCTGATGCCATGATATTATATTCCTATTGGTGAAGTGGTTCCGTAAGTGATGAATTTGATGTGATTAAATTGTCCTTGTTGTCTTTCGAGCTTATCTAGCTCCTGTAAAATAACTGCTTCCGCTTGTGCCTGGATAGCGGCGGATTTATCAAATTGGCCATCCGTTGCCAAGTAGTCTGCATAAGCCCCCAAAACGGCATACTCCGAAAAAATGTAAGGGAAGTTTTCGCCTGCCGAATAATTTGCAAAGGGAGTGCGGTAAAGTACGTAGACGGGTGCTGTGCTATTGCGATCCACTAGAATTGCTTGTCCGTAATCATTTGTTGCGGCGGCGCTAAACTCTATGCGGAAAGCTAAGTCACGCGAATTTCCGCTTTCGTATGGATCATTCTCAGTAATACGCAGGATCTCACCTATTGTGTCACCTAACTCGATTACGCCTATCATTGAAGCAGTTGCGGTTGCACCGCTTCCTGATCCACCAGAAAAAGCTACCGTTGGCGCGCTAGTATATCCCGTGCCATGATTAGTTACGGCAACTCCGTTTACTTCGCCATCTGCGTTTATCGTTGCGGTTGCGGCGGCTGAAGAACCTCCACCTCCACTAAATGAAACGGTTGGCACGCCAGTATATCCGCTTCCGCCAGAACCAACGTTTACGTTGCGTACCTGGATGTCCGGTATCTTTTGTTCAAAGCGAATTGTGTCTGGCCATCTGGCGCGTTCCCATGCCAAGCGTCCAAATCGATTAAAGCTACGAATAGCGGCATTTGTTTCGGCGGTCAAAAACGAGTCTACCCCAACCAGATGGGTGAGGTTTGTTAGCATCGTATTGACTCCTACTACTCTCATGCCGTTTTGAGGCTAGGAGCGCTAAAAGATTCCTTGCCAAATGATTTTGCCTTGAATGATGGATTATCGCGAAGGAACTCATTCACGAAACTTTTGTCGCCCCAACATCCACGATGTGATTGATGCCAGCGGAAGTATTCGCGAGCGGGGATTGTGCCTTTTAATTGACCAAGTCCATCCGACTTCGCAACTCCCATCTCGGAGTTTTCTTTGCGTGCCATTTGTTCACGCATGGAAGCTTCGTGTTTTTCGAGGTCTACTTCATAACGCAAATAACGGTCCAAGTTCTTCATGAACTGAGATCCGTTTCCGCTCTTCCATTGAGGTAAAAATATATCTGCCATACTTAAATTGGTTAGGAATAGGGAGAGGCTCGACGCGCGAACCTCTCCCCTGTGTAATTCCTAATCGCTTATATCTGAGCGATCTCTAACTTAATTACGACCTCACCAGCGGTAAGCTCGTTTAAGCTATATGGAGCATCGTTGTCCGTATCTGGACTGAACAGAATATCAACGGTGTCGGCGGAGGTATAAACCTTGCCGTTTTCGTTGTCGAGTAATGCGCCTGTGTTAGCAACGTAAGAAATCTCAGTTGCGTCAGTATGAATATCAGCGGCAGTGATATATCCATCAGCGTCATCACCATCTCCAATTGTGATGGTAAGGTCATCTCCGGAACCACTATCGTTGAACGCGGTTACAAGTTTAACTGCGCAATTACGAACCTGACTTCCGGCGGGAAGCGTATAGGTAAACGTTTTGGTTGCGCGGTCTGCGAGTGTGCCAGCATTGGCTACCGAAAAGTCCTCAAAAGTAATATTGAGTTCATCGGTGAATCCATTTGCGGCTTCTTGATTTGTTAAAGCACCCATGTCTTATTTCTCCTAAGTTATTGATTATCAATTAAAAAACCCATGTGCTTTGGGACTCATGCAGGCGAGGCCAGCAATTACGTCGCAGTACCCGCGTCGACCACCTCCTTGGTTCTCAAGCTCGCTATTGGACTCAGCTTTGAGAGTATGAATGGCAACGTACTCAGGATCGATAAGCAACCCTGCGTCTCCGTCGATGGTAGCGCTTCCGGATGTACGTAAAAGCAGCGTACTAGGTACTATCGCCACGGTTCCGAAGTCACCTTCATACAGATTAACCGTAAGGGTGATTTTCTTGGACTCAGCGGGTTGTGTAACTTGGAAAGCAAATCCGGCTCCTCCTGCTTGACGCGAGAAGTTACTGATTTCCTTTTTAAGTGTAGGACCAGCGATAAGGGTCAACTGACCACCTGGCATTCCGTTAGCTTCGTAGAGTTCTTGAAGAACGCTATT